AGAGTTGATAACACCTTAAAAACACAAACCACACACTATACATTTCCTAGTAAAACTTCTATTCAGTTTACTTCTGGTAACTTTCCAACAGCAGGGGCTGTTATAGAAATAAAAAGAAATACTGATATAACAGTACCTAAAGTAGATTTCCAGGATGGTTCTGTTCTTACCGAATCTGATTTAGATAACAACAGCAAACACCTGTTGTTTGGTATGCAAGAAACTAAAGAAGATACAGAAAGTCTTGTCAGTACCTTTGTAAGTGCTACTGCTCCTACAGGTATATCCAATGGTGCTAGATGGTATGACACAGTATCAGGTCGTACTTTTGTTTATTATGTCGATACAGATACAGCACAGTGGGTAGAAGCAAACCCTCCTTTTGATGGTTCAATTGGTCTACTAAATAACTCTTTTACACAAACTGGTACAGGAGCTACCGCAAGAACTATTGACAGCAAATTAAAGGATGTAGTTTCGGTTAAGGACTTTAATGCAAAAGGAGATGGGTCTACTGATGATGCGACTGCAATAAATAATGCTCTCACAGCAGCAACAGGAAAAACTCTTTACTTCCCTGCTGGTACTTACATTATTGGTGCAGAATTACAACCTAAAACTGGAACTACTATTATTGGTGATGGAATTGAAAATACAATTCTTAAGGCAAGCAGTTCTTTAGCAACAAATATAACTTTAATAAATATAGCTGATGGTCAAAATGCTGTAACTATAAAAGATTTAAGAGTTGACGGTAATGAATCCAATAGAAGTTCTGGATCAGGTGGTGGTAATAATATTATGATAATGAGCAATAGAAACATACTTGAAAGAGTATCTACTGTTGAAGCTGAAAATGCTGGTATTTTATTTGGAACTACAAGTGACGCTTCTGAAGAAAATACAGTAAGTAATTGTATTATTGAGGATAATAATGGTGTTGGTTTAAGTCAAAGTAACTGTAGTGGAACTATTATTAGTAATAATAGATTTGCTAGAAATGGTTTAGAAAACCTAACTATTGATGCAGGTTCAAATAGGACAATATGTACTAATAATAGATTCTTTAAACATTTAGGTGGTGTTGGTAACATTGGATGGGATGAAAGTGTAGATTCAAAAATTTGTGATAATTTCATAGATAATGAAAGTGATACAACTGCTTCTGCTGCAAATAGAAACGGTATTTGTATTGCTAATCAAATTGCTGGTACTGATCCCACAACTCACCGTTGTATGATTAGTAATAATCATATTGTTAATTTTAAAAATAATGGTATTTGGTTAAAAGATACAGATGATAGCGGTGCTGTAGAAGATGCTGGTGCATTTATTATTAGTAATAACTTTGTAGCAAGAGCAACTTCACCAGAGTCAGGTTCTACTGATATAAAAATTGGTAAGACAACATTTAAAATTATTGTTGAAGGCAATAACTGTGAAGATATTGATGTAGATGATGCGACTGTTACAAGCTTATGGGGATTTTCTAGTGATGTTCAAATTGGCAGTACAAAGCATACAGTTATAGATCAATTTACTGATACTGACAAAACAAACGATAGAATTGAACCTTCTGTTTTTGTTAGTGCTACTTATGATGGTGGAGATCTAACAGGTGATCCATCAGCACCTTTAGGAATATATGCACAACATGAATTAAAAGGAGCTACTTCAACCAATGCCTATTCTCATTCAATAATGGGTTACGGTTTAAATAATTCTGCTGGTGATAATGATACTATTGGAACTTCTGGAAGAGCAAGAAAAAAAGATGTAACAAATGGTATTGGTGATGCTGCTGGTGTTTGGGGAAGTGCTTATCAAGAAAGTACTAAAGACGGTGGTGTTATGGGTGCTGAAACTTCTATTTATCAAAATGTAGCTGGAACAGCAGCAGCAGACAGATTAGGTGCTAAATGGTCTACCTCTATCCATGTAAATTCAGACAGCACTGGAAGTAAAGCTATTACAGGTATTGGTATAGACAGTACTGGTAATAACAGTGGAAAGCATGGCTATTGGAATGGAATAATTATTGACGGCAACTCTTTTGGATCTGGCAGTGCTAGTGCTGGTACAACTGGTACAGTTGGTTTAAACTGTGGATCTTGGAGTGATTCTGTTGGATTTCCAGAGCATGGAATTAAATTTGGTAAAGTTAAAAACGGTATTACTTTTAATTCAGATGTAGCTACAGGTGGTTATCATTTATATAGTCCAAGTGGTCCAATAAGAACTTTTGGTAATTTAAATGTTACTGGTGCAATACTAGCTCAAAGTACAGGTGATGTTTCTTTAATATTAAATGCAGACAGTGATAACAATACGGTTAATAAAGGATTTATAGACTTTGAAGTAAATGAAGTAAAAAAAGGTAATATTTCACTTAACGAAGCTACTAGTGGTACACCATTAGAAATTAACTCCTCTGTTAATACTAATGTTGCTTTAGTAACAGGTGGAGGTAATGTTGGTATAAATATTAATGCACCAACAGAAAAGCTACATGTTGATGGAAATATTAAAGCAACAGGTACTGTAACTGCTACTGGTATTAATGCAGAAACAACAAGTAATGCTTGTGCTATACGTATTAAAGGAGATACGAACAATGATGAGGCTAACTCTGTTGCTTTTATAGATTTTGAAGCTGACAATGCTTTAGTTGCAAATATTTTTTATGGAAAAGAATACAACCTATTTGAAATAAATACGGCAGGTACAGCTAATATCACAAAAATAGGTGGTGGTACTGGCGATGATAAACGTGTTCAAATTAATAGTGATTCCTTACAAATAGTTACGTCAAGAACACCTGCTTCTAACGCAACTGGTGCGGCTGGTCAAATAACTTGGGATGCCAACTATGTTTATGTTTGCACCGCAACTAATACTTGGAAACGTGCAGCACTATCAACTTATTAAATTATGACAACCAAACCTTATACCATATAATAAAATCATGGCTTTAAACTTTCCCGCTTCTCCATCTACAGGTGATGTACATAACGCATCAAATGATCTTTCTTATCATTTTGATGGTGTCAAATGGGTTTCTCAGGGGGCTTATAACACCTCTACTATAAATACCCTTAACTTTACACAACAAGGTACAGGGGCTGTTAGCAGGTCAGTACAGAATAAATTAGAAGATGTAGTTTCTGTTAAGGATTTCGGGGCAGTAGGTAACGGCACTACAGATGATAAAAATGCTTTACAAGCTGCTATTAATGCAGCAGAAGCTATTGTTGGACCTAGAACAGGTGCAACTGATATTGAAGCAGCATATGCAGTAGTTGATTTAGGTGGTAGAAAATATTCTATTTCTAATAGTCTTACTATCAGTGAAGCTATTGTTTTACAAAATGGAGCTATTGTAGCTTCATCTACATTTCCAATAAATAATTACTGTATTAATATAGCTGATACAGCAGAAAGGGCAGTAATACAGCGTGTAGATATTGATGGAGGGTTATATACAACAACAAGAAGAGGAAATGGAATTAAGGTAAATGCACCTAGAGTACATATTTCAAGAGTTTATGTAAACCATTTTCCACAATTTGGAATAAGAGTTTTTACTTCTGCTAGTGTTACAACTCAAGAAGTAAGAATTGAAAATTGTTTAGTAAGAGAATGGCAATATACTGAATCTGGTACAAGTGATTTTAGCCTTAGAACAGCAAAAGGAATATCAATAGAAGTTGCTGATAATTATGTAATTAATACCACTGTTGCTCAATGTTTAACACCTTTATATTTAAGTGCACCATTAAATATTATTGATGGTTGTCATTTTTATAATGGAGGAACAGTTGATAAAACTGGTACATACGCTCAGTCAGGAACAACAGTAACTGTAACACTTGCTAGTCATGGTTTAAAAGTTAATGACCATGTAAAAAATGATTACACAATGCAATCAGGCACTGTAACTGCTACAGATGGACATTTTTTAGTGCAAAGTGTAGCTACCGATGGTAATTCATTTACAGTGACCGATCCAACTAGTACTACTAATTCAGGTAATGTTACGATTAATCTTGAACCAGTTGTTGTTGAAGTTGATAATACTGATAACACTGTGTTTTCTGGATGTTATTTTGACAACGGTACGCTAGATATAAAAACTAGTTTTAATCACAATATCACTGGTTGTCATTTTCAAAAAACTGGCGGTTCTCATATAAGTAAATTTATTCAAACCTTTACATCAGCTACTGGTGAAACATTACAAGGGTTAATAGTAACCGGATGTAATTTTAATGGTGCTTTTGTACCTATTGCTTTTCAAGTAACTGGTAGTGGTAGTTATGCAAGTGACATATTTAAGGCAATGACGTGGTTAGGTAACTACAGAACAGATGGTGGTGATGTTTGGGTTCAAGCAAAATTTGGAGTAAACGCATATCTTGAAGATGGAAATATGTATTTAACACAGAATAACAATACTTTTAATTTTAAAGCAATACAAGGTATAACTTTAGATGCTGATTACGATAACAATTCTGATGCTGCTGAATCCTTTGTTGAAATAAAAGTTGATGGAAGCTCAAAATTTAAATTTGACCATAATGGTGGATTAGTTCCACAAATAACTACAACTGCAATAGGTACAAATGGTAATCCAATAAATGCTATGTTTGCAAACCATATTGCATTAGCTCCTATTTCACAACCCTCTAATATTGAAGGAAGACTTTATTATGATTCTACTGCTAATAAGTTGAAATTTTATAACGGAACTGCTTGGGAAACAATTACATCATCTTAAATTATGACATTAACAAAAATACAAGCAGACCAGACTGCTTTTACACCGTCTGGTACAAATGCAACAGTTAGGACTATAGATGATAAATTAACTGATGTAATTACAGTAAAAGACTTTGGTGCAGTTGGAAACGGAACTACTGATGATTTAGTAACTATTACAGCAGGAACCCTTGGTCAATTATTAATTATAACTACAACTAGTTCATCCAGAGATGTTGTTGTAAAAAGAACTGGCAATATTAAACTTGATTCTAATGCTGACTACACACTGTCCAACGTTATAGACACGTTAAAACTGATTTATAATGGAAGCTTGTGGATTGAAGTGTCTAGATCAAATAGTGATGGAGTGTAAAAATGACTAACTTTACTCCCGCATAAATATAACAACCAAACCTTATATTTTATTTATCACCTGACGTTGCATTATTCCTAAAGTTAGATACAACGGTGCTAATGCACAGATTCCAGCGAAGGTTATAATAGTTACAGGTACTAAAGCCTTTGCTATTGCTTCTTTAATCATATGTTTAATAAAATTTGTCAAGTAGCTTCATTGTTGTCGCTTTTACTTTCTGGGTCAATGGCTGTCTTTGGCTACGTTGCAATTCGATATATGCAAAGTCCAGAATTTGAAAGAGATTTAAAAAATAAGGTTATGGGTGATCTGCAAGATAAAATGGTAGATGAAATACCAAAGCAGTTACCAAATTTTAGTGGTCCTTCTATTCCTCTTTAATGGAAATACCGAAGATTGCTATACCAGATATAAAAATACCGCAGATAAATATACCAGTACATAACCCATATCAAGTATTAAACGTACCTCCACCATCATTAAAACTACCTGGATGTGTAAAGTATCATAGAGATGCTTCACCAAAGAATACAGCCCTTTATAAGGATGATCCAACAGGTACTGTTATAAGTTGTCCGTATGGTTCTATGCCTACATTTGAACCTTTGTTATATAACAGAAATAAAATACAAATTGTAGAAACTAAACAAGAACAAAAAAAAGCAGTAGAACAAGAACAACCTAAAGTAACTCCTAAGAAACCAAAACTACCAGAAGAAAAAAAAGAAGAGTTTTTTATAAAATGTCCTGGTGATAAAGATCAAAGAGTAGGGGACTTTCGTAACGATAAAAAACTAGAACGTGTTGTAAACCATAAACTATCAGATGATGGTAAAGAGTGCATAACGCTCTATGAAGATACAAAGTTTATCGACCAATACTTACCTTCACCTAAAGCTGCTGCTACTGCTGCTGGTATTGCTTTGGTCGCTGCTACTACTCCACTTCTTATTAATGCAATAAAACCTTTAGTAAAACAAATTATAAATAAAATTACTAAAAAGAAGAATCAAAAGAATCCTTAAAACTAGATTTCACTTCATGTTTATGAGGTAAAATCTGACCCTTCTTAGGTACAACTTCTATATCTTTACAAAGATCGTAGTAAGGACTTGATTTTGCAAACTGAATACCAGCTAACTTCTTTTCACCACAATGCTTTAATCTTGCAAAATGCCAGTCTAGTTCTAGGTTTTTAAGCTTTTGTTTTTGTATATTAGTTTGTGTTCGGGCTGCATCTTCACATTCTTTACCTAACCGTCTGTTTAAAGGGATAGAAAAATTTAAAGTTAAACCAGTACCTAGTGCATAGCTATCTTTATTTGTACCAGAATAATTCTGTTGATAGTAAAGAATATTACCTGGATTATCAGGTGTACCATCTCCTATGGGATTACCATCATCATCAAAGTCTCCAACTATATCTGTTGGATCGTACACTGGTGTTTCATAAAAGTGGCTAAAAGGTTTTCGATAGTTTGAATTAAAGGTTGTAAATGGAGTTATGGTCATCATTCCTCCCTGACAAACAACCCCACCACCATATTGATTTGTATGAAAACTACCGTTGTTTACATTCCAGTTCTGATTAGTAACTGATCCACTATTACTTTGGCTTACAGCATTAGCTAAAACTTTTACAGGGCTTAAGATTATTGCGAGAACACAGAGGTAGTAGTAGTAACGGATTCTGTTGTTATGTCTCTTTGAATTGTCGTTATATTTTGTAAACCAGGACCATGATAGGTTTCTGTAAATTGAAAGGAATTTCCAGATGTAGGATTGGTTTGTGTCCAGTTTGGTTTTGTTGTCATATCTGCTCCTGTCCATGTATAGCTATGCCCTCCTACAGTTCCTGTAATTGAAGTTGCATCAGGTGACATACTTCCTCCATCGTGTGATATTCCTGTGCCTGTAACTGTATATTCGTAGCCTGTCTTAAAATCTTTACTAGTAATACTTTCTGAAAGAGTAGAAGTTGTATTTGTAGTACTGGACATGGTTCCTGTAGTAAAATTAGGAACCAAGTTTGCATCAGCTGGTAAAACATATAAAAGAAATAGTAATAATAGCTTCCGCATGATTCATTAGTCTACAGTCAATGTGGTTACATATTGCCCAGTGGCAGTTGTACCTGCTGAACCTGCTGTTATTCCTATAACATGATTATCAATAGTACCAGCTAGGTTTGTAGCTGTACCTCCCGAAGTACTGGTCAAATCACCAAAGGGGCTTACTTCACCTGTAGTTAAACTTGTGGCTACAGTATCACCTGTCGTATGTGAGACTGTATAGGAAAAAGATTCTCCATCAGTTAACTGGCTCGCAGTAATTGGTGTATAAGCAGCCACTCCAGCAGTCGAAGCTCCTAGTCCTCCCAAACTACCTGCTGTTGTACCATCTGTTGTGGTAACTCCCGTTCCAGAAACACTGTATGAGTTTCCTATACGATCTGCTGTAGTTCCTGGGGCAGCTACTTCTAGCTTGATTGATGAAGATATTGACGAAGTAATGTCTGCATAACAAGGGCTTGCAAACAAAAATAGAAATGGGATTAGTCTTTTCATTTGATGCCTACTTTGTTTTTACTATTATCCACTATTTTAGGTGCATTGCCATTTCCGTTCTTTTTCTTACCTACCTGTAAACCAAAAGAAGCCAAACTTCCACTGAAAATCGAAGCGATGAAAGTTGGATCGAAGTCTACTATCTTCTTACCATCAGGTGGTTCCCAATAACTGAGACTTAACATTGAAGCTGACCATATAAGAACGGCAACTTTAACAATCGTTTCAACACGATTACCTTCTTTTTCTTCTTGTTCTTCCATGTTTTTATAAGAAAAAACCCTAGTTTTGGGTAATAGGGCTTATTGACTTGTGTGAGGAGTCAAGCCAAAATTAGCAAATAATGACATACTTGGAAAGTATATATAACAAAACTCATGCTTGCCCTATTCAAACCAATCCTTTTTACCTTTCTTAAGTCCAAAGCAATTAGACAACTTGCCCTTGATCTTGTTCGTGCCTGTGTAGAAAAAACAGACAATGATGTTGACGATAAATTATGCGATATGTTGGAGCAAGCACTCTTTCCCGGTAGATGAACCACAAAGAATTTTTTAATGTTCTCATTGGTAATCCACCACCAGAAGTAGAACTTGAAATAGAAATCAAGAAAAGAGAGGTAGAAGAATTACCAGACTTTGTAATGAAACAATATTGCCTAGATCTGGTGAAAGAAAACAAACTTCAAGATATGTTAATCATGGCTGCCATGTTGCGTATTACTGAAACAGAAACAAAGCTGTTAAGAGTTGAAATGGCTCTTCATCATCACACAAAAAACTTAAAAGTAAAAAAGAAATATAAAAAGAAAACTTTACTTGACAGATTCAAGACTATGTTGAGCGTGTTCAGATGATCTTTTATCGTCCCATAAGACTTTGTAATAGTATTTTTTAACACCAACCTTATTAACTCTTGTAAGAGCTTCTGTAATGCTTCCTCTCTTTATTTTGTACTTGTTAGAAAATCCTGTTGTAAATTTTCTAATGACACGATCATCAAGGTTAAACCGTTGACCTATTAACGCATTGGGCATAATTTGCTAAAAAATAGTATATTAGTTTCAACAGACATTTTAGTTATGGGTAACGACAAAAAATTAGAATTATTACAAAATCTCCATACAGTTCTTATAGAAAATCTGTTGGATAAGGTAAAGAGTGGTGAAGCAAAAGCAGGTGATCTAAACGTAGCTAGACAACTGTTAAAAGATAATGGTATTGAATGTATCCCTACAGCAAACAATCCTATGGAAGATCTCATGTCAAACCTTCCAGACCTTGATGTAATACCTAGCATTGAAAGATAATATGAACTGTTGGCATTGTAAGACTGAACTTATTTGGGGTAGCGACACTGACGCTGAGTTGCATGATAACTTTTCTATGATTACTTATTTGTCATGTCCAAAATGTAAATGTGAAGTAGAAGTATGGAAACCAATAGAAAATAAAACTTATGCAACCGCTTCCTGAGAAACTACAAGACTTTAGATATTTCCTGATCATTACTTGGCGACATCTTAACTTGCCAGATCCTACCCCTGTTCAATTAGACATAGCTGAATATTTACAATACGGCCCCAGAAGAAAAATCATACAAGCATTTAGAGGTGTTGGTAAGAGTTGGATTACTTCTACCTACGTTGTGTGGAAACTACGGATGAATCCACAACTAAAGTTCCTTGTTGTCTCTGCAAGTAAGGATAGAGCAGATAATTTTTCTACTTTCACCATGCGTCTTATAAACGAGATGCCAATATTAGCTCCACTACGTCCAGAAGACGCTCAGAGAAACAGTAAAATAAGTTTTGATGTTGGCCCTGCTACTGCTGACCATGCTCCTTCTGTAAAGTCTCAGGGTGTTCTAGGACAAATGGCAGGTAGTAGAGCAGATGAAGTTATAGCTGATGATGTGGAAGTACCAAACAACAGCTTTACTCAACCGATGAGAGACAAGTTAAGTGAAGCTGTAAAAGAATTTGATGCCATCCTAAAACCAAACGGTAAAATAACCTTTCTAGGCACACCACAAACAGAACAATCTTTATATCTAACACTAGAAGAACGTGGATATACAACACGCATCTGGACAGCACGTTATCCAGACCTTAAAAACAACTATGGAGATAGATTAGCTCCTAAGTTAGCCCAGAGCCTTCAAGAAGAGCTTGTAAAGCCTAAAGATCCTGTTGACCCTGATAGATTCACTGCAATAGATCTAATGGAACGTGAAGCCTCCTACGGACGTTCTGGGTTCTCTTTACAATTTATGCTTGATA